TTACGCATGATTTCTTCTTCACGTGCGCCAGTATCATCATTGAATATTGTCACTCGGTATGGCAGGCGTATTGCACGTTCAGCACTACGGCTCAAACGACCATGTTCAAGCCACTGTTTTACTAATGACTTGATGTTCTTAAGGTCTGTATTGTTTTTGAGCTTATACGTGTTAATCTTCAGAGAATCCAACTGCGAAGTCGAAGCCAAATCATTGTAGCTCGGAATAACAAGCTTGGTATAGACTAATTCATAACCGGCCGGATTTGTTGTGATAAATCTCGAAGTCGACTGATAAACCATCGGCAATTCAAGTCTTATGAACGTGTTATTATTTTCATCTGTAAATTCCGTAGCATTACAATGAGTCATAACCGTATTATGATAGGTGTTTTTTGTATTTTTACCGTAGAACGAATAAGTCATCTTGACATTGATACCGTTAACGGTTTTGTCAAACAACTGTTTACCATAAAGGTCAGTTTTAGGCAACTGAATGACATTGAACGGATTTGTCATCCATGTAATATCGGCACCATTAACCAACTTAGAACTTGGATGAGTAGCATTGTATTCCGCGATTGCGTCTGTGTAGGTCTGTAGAGTTTTATCGAGATAAGCAACGTATGTGGTATTATTCATTTGATTGCTCCATTCGTATTCCAACTCAGGAGACTTGATAACATCAGATACCTTAATATCTGCGTCAATACTTAACGTATCAGGATCATCTGTATAGAGCTTGATAATATCAGCCTTATAAACCTTCTTTGTAGCACGTAGAGAATCGTCAAGGAATTTGTAAACCTTGTTTTTCATTCTCGTATTGTATTCTTGAAGGTTTGCGGTCGAATTTACTCGGACAGTACCAACAAGGTCATAGTAATGCAAGAACGGCGGCAAACTCAGAATAGTAGAGTTGACTGGCAAATTATCCTTACAGTTTTCACGGATAAGCTGAACGTTTCTAATCCACTGTTCGGTAGGATTCTTTGCATACTGATGATGATAATAACCGACCGGAGAAATTAGGAATTTCACGTAGTCTGTAATGTGGTTAAGATATTCGGCACCATACAAAGTATATGGTTCTGAAATATCGTCATCATTCAAAATATCACGAGGATAGTAATCACCATCATTCTTGATATAAAGACGACCAATCAAAGAATAAGATATTACATTCTGTAATAACGGATATTCTTTTGCAGTTATCTGCGATTTTTCAAATTCCTGCTGACCTGAAGCATAGGCATGATGAACATACATCGGGGCAGTAAGCGTACCGAAGTAGTTTTCAAAGTCAGGAAGCATAATCAACTTATTACGTCTTGTATAATATGCAGGACCATTGACCTTCATACTTGCAATGGATTCGAAATCGTCACCGCCATAAATATCGGAATTCAAGATAAACGATACGTTCGCACTAATATCAATAACGTTACCGTTGACACTTGCATAAATCGGAGTTTTTACGGTCATATTGGCATTTACAACGTGCTTTCTGTTTGCAGCCTTTCCATTAGTGGAAATATAGCGAATATAGAAATTGTCGTCTGCCTTCATAAGACCGTTAACAACGTTATGGTCATGACCAAACGAGACCTTAACGGTTTCATCTGGATTTGTTGTAATCTTACAGATTCTCAACTGAAGAGCAACGATTTCTTTCATCTGCTGCTCGAAATAATTCACGTCGAGATTTTTCTGATGAGATACGATTTCATAAAGTTTCTGTTTGATAATATCAGAAGTTTCAGGACTAATCTTTCTGTATTTCTTATTCAACTTTATGGAATGTGTTTCAATGTCAAAAATATTTTCGTCACTGAGCGCATCTTCTTCGGTTTCGCCGATACCAACCTGGCACCAGCTGTTCTTCTGAACATAATTGCGGTCACCGTTATAAGCATACGGGTCACGTTCGCCATACCAGTTAGAGAATGTCTTATCTGGAATATTGAAGAACTGACGCGGTTTTCCAATTTTATTGAGAACTGATTGACCTTCAACCTTATAGGTTACACGCTCGCCCTGGAAACATTTAATAGCAGTTACATTTTCAGAATTAACAAAGTTCATTCCCTGCAATGGCATATAAACACTGTTTGTATGCGGAACAGCATTGATAAGATTTTTCTGCCAATCAGGTTCATGACAGTATGTAATATCTTCATTCGTAAGAACATAGGAATAGCTACTGTCAAGAATAAATGACATATCCGAGAATGACAAATCTATGGTATTCTGATTAAAGAAAATTTCAGTTCCCGGTTTATTGATTTCTGCCGGGAAAGGACCTTTTAACTGAATAATAAGTTCTGCCTGTGCCGGAATCGGACGACGTGGACCATATCCGAGATTTTCACAATGCTTAATGACATTGGATTTAATCTTGGACGTATCTATAAGACGTTCTTCAGCGGCTCTTTGGGTATAGAAATTGAGCTGATCACAAGTATCACTCATTATCTTGATAAAATTCGGATAAAAACAACTGGACTTAATCTTTTCGAAGAAGTCCTTGTTTTTCATGAATGCACGAAAACGGTCTATAAGTTGTTCAGTTGTTAATTCTGTATAATCCATACATTATTTATACTTATGTTCTGCTCTGGTATTTGACATCAAATCTACATCTGATTATTGCAATATCTTGGTCCATGGAGTAATTGACAACATTGTTATTGTCGTCAAGGATAGAATCTGTGATACCTGGTTTAAATAACTTGTAAAGGTCAATAATCAAGAGTTCAGCCTTCTTCCAAGGATCACTGTAAATCTCAGTTGTTTCAGTAATGCTGTTATTATAGTATTTGTTAAGGATTGTGGTTATGAGATAATTCCAGAAACCCTTTTCGGAAAGAGTATCGTTGAGGTTGGTAATCAAGTCGCCGCGACGCATGATAGTTTCAGAACGCGTTACAATGTCAAAGGACTTGATAGTATAAGGTAAATCAATGGAACGGTCAGCAGTATTACGAACCTGTAATCCGTTCATCCATTCAACGATAGTATCATTGACTTCTTTCAATTTGTCAAGTGATAATCCATATTCAGTTGCACGAGATTCAGTAACTTCATACTTGGAATCAGACCAGTAGTTGTTGCCATAAGAAGCAACAGTCTTGAAACCGCCTTCACCATCAGCTGCAAGAATGTTATACATCTTACAAGTATCTGGATTTTCATTATACTTAATGAGTTCAGCCCTTAACTGTGCTTCGATTTCTTCTTCAGCAGCAGCATAGTTATCAAGATAACTTGTAGTAGAATTGAAAATCTTGTGCGTAGTCATAATCGGAGGAAGAATATTCTGTTTTCCGATGTATGGCGTATGAAGGAAAATCTTGATATATTTAGAATCCGGATCATTTTCGAAAGTAAACTTACTGGCATGACTTACAGTATTCTTGATATTGTTTTTGTTATAACCACTGATGTAGGCGTAATACTGAAAGTCAATATAGAGCGTGCTTTCTTCAGTGAGATTGTTCGTATCAAACCACTTCTGGTTGGAGTCTGTCTTAGGAATAATGATTTCATTGAAAATCAAATCGTTAGGATAGTTGGTGATATTCTTATATTCCTTGTATGCGTCAGTCAACTTTTCCATATTGAGAATGATACGAACACCAGCGAGCTGGTCGGTTTCATTCCAGGAGTTATGACTGAATGTAGGAGAAATAATATCGGAAACCTTCAAGTCAAGATTTGCATTAACAACGTGGTCTTCATCCATGCAGAGCTTGATGAGGTTCGACTTATAAATTTCACGAGTCTCGAGAGTGAGAGTATCGAGATACTTATAAATCTTTGTTTGTAACTTTTCCTTGTAATCTTCAAGATCGGTAGTACCCGCATCAACTTCGATAGTACCAACGAGGTCATAGTAATGCAGGAATGGTGGAAGCGACATGACAACAGTATTGGTCGGGGTAAGACGGTTAATGTTTTCTGTAACTTCACGGATATTCTTGAGGAATTGACTATCTTCAGCAGTGCCAGGAGTCGTCAAAAGTGCATAGTAATTGTAGAATGCTTCTGGAGAAATGAGAGACTTGATATAGTCCGCAATATGTGCATTGTATTCATCACAATACATAGTTGCCGGATTTTCCATGTTGTCAATTTCAGGAACGAAACCGTCATTTATCCATTCGGCTTGGCTGTCTTTTACAAAAATATTTCGCGGCATATAAACGTTTTTACCAACGTTTATATACATGTGGCTTGCAAGAGTATAGAAAAGATAGTTAAGGTTTATGTCCTTTGTATTGACATACACCTGGTCTTTTCGTTTCTTAAACTGGTTGACTTCAAACGATGTATCGAGTTCTCTTAAACCATAAACAAGCGCACAGAGAACATCAATCGGAGAAGTCAATGAATTGAAGTAGTTGATAAAGTCGCGCTTGGAAACAAGCTTTAACTGAGAAGTCCAATAGGCTTCTGCATTGTCATACATGTCTTCCTTGCTTTCAAAGTTTTCACCACCGATAAGGTCTCCAGCGAACAAGAAATTGATATTGTTCGTAATATCGAAGACACCGATGGAAGTGTGCAAGTAGAGCTTTGTGCTATTTGTAAGCTTACTTTCCTTAATACCGTTTTTATTTGCGAATGCACCATTGGTAGAAAGATAATCGATATACAAATCAGGATATTCCGTAATATCGAGTTTATCGTTGTATCGACCTTCGATAGCCAACTGGGAAAGATAAGAATACGGTCCGAAATTGACGCTTACAGTCTTATCCGGATTTGTCTCAATACAACAAATACACGGACGTGAATCTCCGGTCGGAATAGCATCAAAGTTTTCGAGAATCTTCTTGTTCAACAAAATAGAACGGTCTTCAATGTCAAAAATTTTCATATCTGAGCTGTTCTTGAATCGTGTATAGACACGAGTAAGACCATTATTCGGAGAATATGAATTATCGAGATTCTTTCTTCTGTATTTAACAGCAAACGGGTCACGAATACCATACCAGTTACTGAAAGTCAGGTCATTAATATCAAAACGCTGGCCAAGGTTAATGTCTGTTTGTTTTTCCTGATAACCTTTTTCATATGTATTGTTCAACTCAGTGATATATTCTTCACCGTTAAAGACAACAGTTTTTATTTCGCCTTGGTAGCATTTAATCGGAAATCTTGTAGCACTATTTACAGGATCTCTTGTTAATTCAAGCGGTTCGAATTCATTGGTCAAGCTGTCAATTTTGACACTCTTGAATCGCTTGGACCATGTGCTATTCGTACAATTCTTAATATCGCTTTCAGAAAAAGTATATTTCAGCGAGTCTGTAAGACGGAAAGGCATATCCAAAAACGAAAGTTTACACTGGTCATTTGCAAGGCCAATAGTAAATGTTTCTCCAGCAGGGAGATTCTTTAATTCTTTCGGGAATGGTCCTCGTAATTCTACGATAAGTTCGCCCTGTGCTGGAACCGCACGGCGAGGAGCATAGCCCCAGTTTTTACATAACTTGATAAAGCTGGAATCAAGACGTGCAGTTCTGAAGAAACCTTCTTCAATCATTCTCTGAATATTGAAGCTGGCCATGTCAGAAG